CTTGCGGGTAGTAAGTGCGGCCGTCGTTGGTCTTGACCATCGCGAAGTCGACGTCGTGATAGCCGATGAACTCGACGATCTGGCCGGTGGTCGTGTCTTTGACGAGAGCCATGGCGGCAGGCATAAAAAAGGGCACCCGACGCATCGAGTGCCCTTATCTTACTGAGCCTGGCGCAAGACTCAGTTCTCAACCCGGAATGGCAGCTTGACGTCTTCGAGGCCAGCCACGTCGTCATCGAGCATGTAGTTGACCTCGACGATGATCGGGGTGCCGCCAATCAGGTCGGATGTCAGGTTAGAGCCAGCCACGGTGCCGGTGCTGTCGGTGGTCATCAGCAGCAAGGTCTCAGCAGCTGTCAGAGCGACAGGGGTGATCAGGCTTTGACGCACCTGCCGGGGGGTGATGGTAGCCGAGGCCACCGGAGCTAGAGCTGAGCTGGTGGCCACGTTGGCGGCGGTGATCGTGTTGTCGTTGGCCACCGCGTCCGCCAGCTTCAGTCGATTGGTGTTGGTACCGACTAGGCCACTGGTGGCGACGCCAACCGAGCGGTCCCGGCGCATGTCCGGGATTCGGAAACCGATCGAGTACAGCTGGGCGCCAATAGGAATCACCAAGCCGACCCGATCGGGACGAGGTTTGTCGTCGGCCCTTAGATCGGGGCTGGGGATTGTGATGGGCCAGCTGTTGGCGCCAGTGGCGGTAATCAGGGCGTAGCCGAGAACCTGATAGAAGGCCCGGCCAGGCTCGGCAAGCACGGCCTGGTTTTGGTAGCCCGACAGGCGATTGACGTAGTTGCCCGGGTAGATGGTCTTGGCCATGAGAAGGATCGCCTACAAGTGGTGAATAAGGATTAGCGGGAAATATCAGTAAACGAAGGAGTAGGCAACCGTCACGAAATCCCTGTTCAGAAGTTCAAACGCTCCGAAGAGGCTCCACACCATGATGATGAAACGTCCGAAGTCGTCATCGTTGCTGAGCAGGATTTGGGCATCCTTGCCGCCGATGCCGACGCCGACCGACTGGGGCCCGAAGAACAAAATCGGAGCCGTAGGGGTCACAGCGTTGGTGATCGACGCACTGGTGATCGTCGCCTGGAGGCTCTTGGCTGCCAGATTGGTCGACTCGAACCAGCGGACGCCTTCAAAAAGGAAGCCCGTGGGCGAGGTTTGCTGACCGTTGATCGAACCGGCTTGCCCGTAAGCGGGGCCCATGCCCAGGAAGTTGTGGGCGTTGGGATGCAATGACGGATTCATCGGATCGATCACCCCATTGCCGGGGTAGCGAGCGACTTCCCGGAAATCCTTGTCCTGACGAAGGTGCATGCCCGCGGTTGGCGCGTAGATGGCCCTGTAATAGCCATCGTCGAAGCGGGGTACATTCCGCTCGCCCATGTCTTTGACTACAGGCAGCAAGTCGTTGACGACCGAGAATTTGCCGGTGTCGGTGCCGGTGCCGGCGTAGGTGAGGAATGGTGCGCTGGCAGCGCGAACCTTGGCACCAGGGTAATAATAGCCACCCCTGGTGGAACTAGCCGGGCCATTGGACTCAGCCTTGAACAGTTCGTCGGAGAAGACGCGATCCTTCCAACGACGGTAGTCATCGAGCATGGTCATCGAACCAATGCTCTGGTGGAACATAGTGATGTTCCCGTAGTCGAGCAGCAGTCGCTGACCGGTGAGCAGGGTCTCGCGGGCCACCTTGAAGGTCGAAGGCGCGGCGGGGTCGTTCGGGTCGGCGGGGCCGGTGTACTCCTCGAGGCTCACCAGCACTTTGTCCTTGACGATATTCCGGGAGGAAGCCGTGCCAAGGGTCTGGTCAGCGGTGCGCTTGCGGCTGTCCTTGGTGCCGGGGTTCCCCCAGAACCGGTAGCGGTCCAACTGCACGGTCTGACCGGGAGATTTACCCCAATCCCAAACGACCAAGGGAGCCGACACCATTTCCACCACATAGCTCGGGTGAGGCCGGTGGAGTTCAACCCCAAGCAATTTTGGAAAATCGTTGTCGATCCACATGGCGTGGCGTCTCCCGTGTCGCGTGATCTGTCTTAATCTAAGACTGGTGAATCGGGAAAACTTGCATGACGCCAGACCAGGCTCGCGGCCTGTCTTCTGTCCTTGTCTCCAGCGGCAGCTTCTACCTGTTGCGCCGCCCCACGGTCAGTTACATCGAGATCGTCTGGTCTGGCTCCCAGCGCCAGGCCGCCTACTTCCACGAAAAAGTTGCTGAAATTCAGCACTTTTTCCCGACAGCCGCCCAGGTTTCTCCGGGGACTGCTCAATCGCCAGGGCTTCGCTTCAAAATCACCAGCGATCGTCTTCGGCCCCTCTACAACCTCTTCGTACCCCGCGGCAGCCGCCGGATCTCCTCGGCTTGCCTAGAGCTCTGCGGTGCCCGAGCGATTGCCTGGCTGTTCAGCGATCACGGCCGCCGCACCCCCCGCGGCTTCGAACTTGGCTCCGTGGCCCGCCACGCGGAAGAGGCTGTCCTGCTGGCTCAGTGGATCAAGACCATTCTGGGTGTCGACTGCCGGGCCCGTCTGCGCGGCCGGCGCCTTGCCCTGCTCTTGGACTCGACCAATGCCGCCAAGGCTGCTGAGCAGTTGCTTGATTACAGCCCCGCCTCGCGCCGCCACCTTTTCCTCCAGCTCCTCAATGACCGCGATCCCGTTTGCGACCCGTGTGATCTGCTACTGCTTGGGAACCAAGGGGCAGCTAGACCTGCGCGGCAAGCGCTCGCGCCCCTGGCTCAAACTCCGCCGCTCAGAGCTTGAGCAGACCTACCTGGACCACCAGGTGAGGATGCTCAGGCGCCTTCATCCCCAGCCGGGCAGCTTCAAGGTGCACTGGAATCGGCTCGGCGCCGATTCGGTCTACGACGACCTGGTTGCCGAGTTTACCTGCCCTGAACTCTGGGGCGCTTACGATCTCCTCTACCCCCGCGACCGCCGTCGCATCACCAGCGAGGCCCTGGTCGCTGTCGGGCTGCCGGGGCTGGCTGCTGCCTGGCTTGACGAGGGAGAACGCAATCCGCAAAGCGCCAAGCTGCGCCTGTTCGGCCCTGGGCCTAGCGACGTTGAGATCCTCGGCTGGATCGAGAGTCTTGGGGTCCCGGGCCGCATCGCGCCAGGGCCGCGCCTGCAAATGTCCCTGGCTTTTGATCAGTGGCAGGCTGACACTCTCGTGCGCCAAATTCGTCCTCTTGTGCACCGCAGCATGGCCTATCGCTTGAGGCCCGCAGCCCCGGGCGCTCGTGCCCTTTACGCTGGTTTTTGATGCCGGCGCAGTTCTCAATGGCAGGCCAGGGAGGGGGCAGGCCCTGGCGGGACCTGGGGCCGCTGACCACTCAGTCCAGCGTCCAGCGCGGGACGATCGGCGAGAGCAGCGGCGCTGCCACCTTGCTGCTGGCCTTTCAGCTGCCGCGCCCGGCGACCGTTTTTGTGCGGCTCCTGCCGCTCTCGCCATTTACTGATCGTTTTATCGGCGCAGCGTTGCAAGACGCAAGCGGCCACGGGATTGCCCTGGCGGACGACAGCCGGGCGGTTTTCGTCAATGCGCTCAATACTCCGGCCGACGAGGCCCGCAGGCGCCTTCCTGCCGGCGACTATCGCGTTGTCATTAGCACCAGTCAGTGGCAAGAGGCCCCCTTTGCTCTCCAGCTGGACTCTTTCGCTCTGGAGAGCCCGCGCCTAGTAGCGGCAGGGCAGGGGCGACTGCGCGGCAGGCTGTCTACCGCAAGACCAGAGGTCTTTCTCCGCGCTCGCGGTGGACTGAGGGCTTCCCTGCAGCCTGTCGACTCTCTGCTCTGGCGAGGCACAGGCGCCGCCGGCCTGCGGGCTGGCCTGCAAGTGCTCCCCAGCTACGAGCAGCCGCCGGCGGCGGGGTTGGGCCATGTTTGGTTCATCCGTCAAACGGGCCCAAGCGGACGCCTGCGCCTGGGAGGTGCAAGCGGGGTGAATTGGGTCACCCTTGAATTGAGTGACACTCTGCCGGGGTACATCGCTTCCGAGCTGGCCCTGCCTGACTTCCGCTTCAATGCCGGGCGTCGCACGATCTTCTCGGACCGCGCCTACGACATTTACGGAGCTTACCCAGAACTCGGCGTCGCCCCATCTGTGCTCCGCGCCCAGTCCTCCCCGGACACCCCGAGGGTGCCCTATCTGGATCTCACTAACGGCCGCCATCGCCGCGAGGTCTTGGTCGCCTTGCCTCTCGACGCGAGCCGCTGCTTGGTGCTGCACCTCGAGGAAACTTTGGCATGGAACAACGACGTCGTCCTTGACGTCGATGACGCACTGCCTGTCTCCCCCCGGCTGATCGTGAGCAATCGACGCCGCTCCTGGTTTCACCGCCGGCGGGTCAGCACCTTCGTCACCGACGGACTGGCGCTGCGGCGGCTGCAGAACCCTCCGTCCGCCCTGCTGCTGCAGCTCGATACGGTCCTGCCGCCCCTGGATCAGCAGCTGGTGGAGCGTGCGGTCCGGGTGCCTGGGCCCTCGTTTCGCCTGCCGCCTTTGCGGATCCTCTTCCCCGTCTTTGTCGCCGAAGCTCGCCCACCGGCGGCGGCCGACGTCGTCTTCGGGGCCGACCCCAGTGAACGCGCCGCGGGACTGCTTCTCAGTTACGGCATGACCCGTCTACTGGCCGCTGACACCTTGATGAGTTCGATGGCGATCTACCGGACCCTGGAGGGTTTTTCGGCCATTACCGCCAAGGCGGACTACGACCCCAAGGCCACTGGCTTCGTGATCGCCAACATTCCGGACCGCCCTGACGGGCTGCCGATTCTCAGCCCCTGGCTGAGGGATGGTGGCTATCGCGTCACAGGAACCGCCACCGGGTCTTACCAGGCCCCTGGCGATCAACTATTGCGCTACGGACGCTGGAACGGCCCCTTGCCTGCGAGAACTGACACTGAGGTCAGCGCAGCCGATCCCCGCTGGTCGCTGGCGGTCCAGGGATTAGCCCTGAGTGCTGACCGGTTGTTCCGCACCGAGGCGCCTTCGGTGCTGCTGTCCTACGACTGGGGCAACGGCGCCTACTGCCGCCTGAAGCTCCAAGGATTGGGCTTCAGCGATGAGGACCTTTCCGTCGCCCCACCTGAGCGGCCTCAAAGCGGCACTCTCAACGGCGGGCGCCCGCGCCCCTTGGCCGGACGAGGCGGGCTGGCGCTAGGAGAGCTTACTGCCCAGCAAACCCGCCGGTTGCGCGTCGTCCAGCACGGCCGAGGGCGACTCATGGGCGATTTAGCCTGGGGCCCTCGCGGCCGGATCAAAGCTCGGGGCCAGATGAGGGCGACTCTCACCGTTGCTCCCGACCTGACGATTGTGCGGCGGCTCCTGCGCGGCTTCCTTGCTGGCGCGGGCGGCCTTGATCGCGGTCGGCTCAACCGGCCCCCGACCCGACTGACCGGTCGAGGGTCTCTTGGTCGCCCCTGGCTAAGCGCTAAGCCGCCGAACGAGTTCCCACTGGTCAGGGCAACCGGCCGAGGGCGCCTGATCGCAACCCTGAGTGCCACTTGACACGGGGCGCATGCTACGGCGCTGCCAGAATGCCCTGATCACCAGGGCGTTCAGGGAAGCATGACGAATTGGTCGCAGGATGGCGCCCCATCGTTCAACCGACCTGAGCTGGTTCGCTTCGATTCGCTGCGCGACAGCAAGGACCTCGGGGCGATCACCGACATCAAGGCCCACCTGTCCGGCTTCATCGGCGCCGAAGCCGGCTCTCAAAGCCTGTTTTTCTCTTTCCAGCTGCTTGTGCCTGGTGCCATCCAGGTCCAGACCGTCACAGGCAGCAAGTGGACCGCTCGCTTTGTCTCCGCCTCCCTGCGCTCGGAGTCCGGCAGTATCGGCTTGGACGATCGCGGCAACGCCCGTGGTGTCGACATTGTCAACAGCATCGACGCTGACGAGGCGCTGGCTCCTTTCCCGCCCGGGAAATACACCGTGGTGGTTTCCTGCTCCCAGTGGCAGTCAACGCCTTTCGAGTTGGTCCTGCGGGTCAACCCGACCACCAGACTGCATGCCGACATCACTGGCCGCGGCGGGCTTGGACGGTACACCCGCTTGCGCGTGGCTGTTGCCCGCCTTAGCGGCGCGCTCACCGGCCTCGGCCAACTCCGGGCGCCAGGCTCGGGC